ACAGAACTTTTGAAGATGATGGTAAAATTAGCGGATGTGAATCATCACCAAGTTGTCACTACGAACATTATGTGATGATATAATTACCGCTAACGGAATACGGCTAAGGTTAGTTGCGTGAATAAGTAAATAATTTAATAAATAAAAACAGAACAAATGACACCACTTGAAATAGCACAAAAATACGTTTACGGAGAACACGATGCATTAACTGATAACCAAGAAATAATTGATATGACAAAAGATATTGAACAAGCAATAGCCGAGCAATTAACTTTAACCGATGTTGGCAAATGTGATTGCGATAAGCATATAGCTTGTATAGTTTGTGGTGAAGAAAAAGGATTAGATGGAGTTTTTTGGAAAAGAATGAAAGAGCAATAATGTTTGCTAACTACGGATAAAGGGAACTAAAAAAAAGAAAATAACCTTAATAAATTAGATTAAAAGATGAATATTACACAAGAACAACCGGAAGATAAAGAAGCACAAAAAAATGAATTAATTAATGATCTAATTGCTACTACTACAGTAATGGAAGAGCTATGGAAATATCATCCAGAAAACTCAAATAAAAAGGATGTTGTAGCTGAATATAATATTTTAGAACAGATACAATCTGATATTGAATATGAACTGAAAGGGTTAGAAAATTAGAATGCCAATTGTATATTTATAATAAAAAATACTTATGATAGATAAAGATAAGATATTTAAATTGTTTGTTGACGGTAAGGAAGTTAGTGGGGATAAAACAAAGGAAGAAATTAAGGATTTCATGAATGGTCCTTATGCCAAGATAGGAATGTTTGTCAAACTTATCCAAAATCACGAGATATTTCATAAAAAATTAGAAAAATTTTTAAAACAAGAACAACCTGATTATAATGTTGAGTCAACTAAAGAAGCATCTGAGTATACTGTGTATCATAGAGCTTGGAGTTATATAAAAAATATTAGTATAGAGGATAAGGAAGACACTAATGCTCTTATAAGTTTTGAAACTAAAATTTTATTAAAAATATTAAATAGTTCCATTAAATTTTTTGAAAAAATAGAAGAGTATGAAAAATGTGCTCATCTATATAAAATTCTAAATTTAGTAAAGGAATTTTAAAGGTTATTTGGCCACCCAAAGAATCCTTCGTATCTTCAAACCATAGGTATGGGAAATAAGACATAAAATATAAATATAAATAAAAATTATGAAAAACCGCGAATCAGTAAATCGAAAACTAGAAAAATTAGAACACATTTTAATTAATCTTCAAAGGGTAGTTAATACACAGGAACCTATTACAGCTTATAAAGAAGCGATTGAAAAGGGACAGGATACTATAGAAGAAATTCGAAGTATGATCGAAAGAGAACCTCGATCCGCTTATGAACAAAATAGTTCTGTTAGATAAATGCGTAGGTTTAATCAACTAATAGGTGCTTTTGGTAATATGCCCGCAATATATGAGGGTATAAAAAACAGGATCTTTAAAAGCGAGGATGTTGAACAAATCGCTGCTATTAGATGGTCAATATGTCAAGAATGTCCTAAATTAGATACACAAGGTAAAACTTGCACTATACCTGGTACTGGACCATGTTGTTCATTATGTGGTTGTTCAATGAAAACTAAAACAAGATCCTTAATATCAGCTTGTCCTGATAAAAAATGGGCTAGATTTTTAGATACAAAAGAAGAAATTGATGCCTTATATAATAGTTTTAAATAAAATAAAATAAAAGTTATGACACTAACAGCAGAGCAAATCCAAGCAAATTGGATCGAATTCAACACTAACATTGAAACCTTTATTACTGGGGATCGTAAACAGAAATTACTTGATTTTTATAGTAAATTCGAGGATCGTATTATATTAATGCCAGCAGCAAATAATAAAAAATACCATTCAGCATTCCCAGGAGGATATGTAGATCATGTTAATCGCGTGGTTAAAGGAGCATTGGCAATATCCGATGTATGGAAATCGTTTGGGTGTGATATGACTACATTTACACAAGAAGAATTGGTATTTTCAGCGATTAACCATGATTTAGGTAAAATGGGTTCTGATACTGATGATGCATATATTCCTCAGACAGATAATTGGAGACGTGATAAATTAGGTGAAACATATGCCTTTAATACTTCATTACCTTTTGCCTCTGTTCCTGATCGTGGTTTATTTTTACTTCAGCAACATGATATTAAATATAACTTTACCGAAATGGTAGCAATCCAGACACATGATGGTTTATATGACGCTGCAAATGAGAAATATTTAAAATCATTTATGCCAGAAACAAAACCTCGTTCATCACTTTTATTTATCCTCCATCAAGCAGATATGATGGCTGCGCGTATTGAATTTGAGATTGAATGGTTACCAAAGCTCTCTAAGAATAGCGTGACAGCGCCAAAGAAGAATTATACATTGGGTGGAAATACCAAATCATCCAAACAAAAAGCACTTAATAGTATTTCTAGTCAAGGGTTAAAAACTATGTTAGACAATTTATGATATTAACTTTTACAATTATATTAGGGGTTTTGGTCGTTATCTTAGGATACACGACCTTTAACCTTTTACGTAAAATAGAAAAAACAGAGGACATTATAGTCTCACAACAAAATTTTATCAATATGGTAGATGAGCATGTTACTTTCTCAGAAAAAAGATTAGAACAAATTGACAAAAAAGGATCATTTAAAAGTGATGATGAAATAGGTTGGTTTTTTAATGAAATAAAGGTTTTACAAAAAGGTTTATCCCAATTTAAAATCAATTTATAACTAATGATTAAAAAAAGAAAGAAAAAAAGTAAAAATTATTTTACTCAAGAAACAGAAGACTATATAGTGCAATACAATAGTTTAGATCCTACTACAGACTTTGAGAAAAGAAGTAGAATGTATGAAACCCATGTACACTATGCTTTTTTTAAACTTACCCAAAATATAATTCATACATTTAAATTTTATCATACAGATGTACAAAATTTAGAACATCTCCAACATGAAATAATTACTTTTCTTTTATCTAAAATACATCTATTTGACCCAACAAGAGGGGCAAAAGCGTATTCTTATTTTGGTACAATTGTAAAACGTTGGTTAATATTATATAATACTAAAAACTATAAAAATAAAATTAATAAAGTAGGAGTAGAAGTATTAACAGGGGAAAATTCAACTCATACCTATTTTCAAGGCGAGGAAAAAATAAAAAGTGATTTAGATAATTATGTAGATATTTTTGTAGACCATGTATCTGAAAACATATACGATCTTTTCCCAAAGAAAAATGATGCTCAAATAGCAGACGCTATTTTAGAATTATTTAGAAAGAGGGAAACATTAGAGGTATTTAATAAAAAAGCACTTTATATTTATATTCGTGAAATGGTAGATGTTAAAACACCTAAAATTACCAAAATAGCCGATAAACTTCACAGTATATTTAAAAAACAATATATTTTTTACTTAGAAAACGGTTACGCTAAATTCTAAATCCTTTTTATCTTCATATTTATAACAAAATAATACTATGGGAGCATTAGATAGCGTTGTATTTGGGAAGAAAAAATTCTCAAACATCTTAGAAGAGATATACAACAATCAAAAGACAAAATCAAAACAAATATCGGGTTTAATATCTGAACTCAAGCCTCTTATTAATGATATTGGAGATGCAACTTTAATTGTTCCTCTTATAAAAGAATACATGGATATTGGCGTACGTAACGATGAACAATTGATTAAAATGTCAACTATAATACAGCGTGCGCTTAATAATAGTACTAGTGAAGATACCATGGGTATAACGGAAGAAGAAAAAAACCAACTAATGGAAGAGTTAAATAAGCTTAACGAAAATTTCGAAGAAAAAAAAGATGGCAAATAAATATGGCTTTTCTAGTATTAATAAACAGTTAAATTCCCAAAATTCTATAGGGTCAAAAATACCATCCCAAATAGAGGAAATTAACCAAAAGTTTATCTATGCTAGAGTTGTAGATATAATTTTAAATGATGAACATCCTAAATTTAAAGAATTAGGTGGGTGGTCATCTATAGGTACTATATTTTATTTAAATATTGAAATTAGTAATAATAATCTTGATACAGCACCCACAGCAAAACCCCTTCTTCCTAATTTAAAAAATTATCCTTTAGTAAACGAATTTATTTTATTATTTAAGCTTCCAAATAATGGTATTTTCTTTAACCAAAGTAATGATACTAGTTATTTTTATTTAAACCCTATATCTATTTGGAATAATCCTCACTTAAATGCTTACCCTAGTATAGAATTAAATCCAACAACTCAACCCTCTGAAGTAAAAAGTTATCAAGCTATAGAGCAAGGACAAACGCGAAAATCA